AGCCAGACCACCATGATCGAGTCGAGCGTGATTTGGTCCCAGACTCCGTTTTCGTCCGGTTTTGCGCGTCCAAGGAAAAGCGAGTTTCCCATGCAACGCGCCGCAGTCGAGCGGGATTTGGAAAAGGGCTTTAGGGGTTTGCCCTTGAATTGATAGGATCGGCTACGTGCGGCCACGATGTCAGGCGTGACGCTGTTCTCTTTTTCGATGTCTTCGATGGTTATTTCGCTCATGCTTCTTTTTTGGTTATTTGACCCAACGACGGGCTAGTTTCTCAAATTGCGGCCCCTTTGGGATAACGAGGGGAAAACCTTCGCGCTCAATCTTGATGGCGGGATTCGCAGCTTTCCAGATGTCTTTCAGCTCTAGGTAATTGGCCACCCATGCTTTCACCCATGCAAACATGGCAGGCATCCAGATGGCGTCAAATCGTTCAGCGATCCTTCCGCCGTTGCGTCTGCCTGTGGCATTGCGGATCGTATCAGGCATGTCTGAGAGCATTTTAGCGGCACGCTCCTCCTCGTCGGTCACGGAACGCATTCCGATTGCGAATTTGCCGTCCGCGAAGGACTTGATGTGGGCAATGGCACAGTAAACGTGAAGGAGCTCTAGGTCGTCGGCGATGCTTTGCCAATCGTCTTCGGTCCTTGCGCTGATCATTCGTGCAGGCAGGGCTGCGGCCTCTGTCATGTCTTGCGAGGGATCCCGCCAAACTTTGGCGAGTGACAAAGGGCCGACGGTCTTGTTGTCGAGGTGATAACTGATCGTTCCCGGCTCGTCGGGATCGTAGGTGACACCCTTAGAATAGACGTTAGAGACGCCTGGAGTTCCAGGTTCAAGCTCGACGCCAGCAGTGACACAAGCCGCGAAGAAGCGCGGACATTGCGTTGGGATGATATTAACTCCCGCCCCTTTTAGTTCGCTCATCCTCAGTTGATATCAGGATGCTTGGTAAAGTTCACCGTGGCCGTGGCCAGAGCGCCTCGCGATTGACTGATCTCGATGTCATCCATGTAAAAGCCGCCCGTGGTGATGCCGTAGCCAGACACGGAATTTGCGATGACTTCGGCGGTTCCGAAAGCGACTTCAAGCACGCCGTTAAGAGCGGCAGTATTGACCTCACCGGTAATGGTGCAGGTCGTTGCAGTCAGGAAGTTGTAGACGAAACCCGTGGGCGATCCGCCTTTGTCTTCGATGAAAATCTTTTCATTCGTCCAGCCTTGGCGGAAGTCCGAAATGTTGATCGCGGTTTCGGCGCTAGCTACGCCTTTTACGAAGTTGGTTGCAGATACAAAAGTGGGAGTTGGCATGGCTCAGATGGGTTGGATTGTGGCGACAAGAGAATAGGTGATGATGCGGTCGTTTTCGTTCTCGACCGTGCGAGGTGCGCCGATCATTTCGACGGCTTGGCCTCGCGGCATGGAAAAGGATTTAGCAGAGTAGGCGGAAACCGTCTGCTTGGCAGAGTCGGCATTGCCGATCATTTCGCGCATCAGTTCGCGCTGTTGTGCATCTAGGTTGCGCGTCTCGATGTCGATGGAAATGGGGAACATGTTCGTTCCGATTGGCTCCTCTGCTCCGGTCTCGGCTTTGATGCCGATGGACGTTCCAACACGCTCCTCGGGCTTGCTGGATGTGGCGATGACAATACCAGGGAAGGCATCACGGAAAACCCGCGCGATGCTATCCTCGACTCGCTCTGCGAGGTCTGGGGTGGTGTCAATCATTTGTCAGATCAATGGAAAGGATTCGTTCGCCCTCTGGCTTGATTGCCGTGATGCGATATTTTTGCCCTTGGTAAAAAACGGGCGCTTGTTTGCGCGGCGTCGTGCCTCTGTTTAAGATCGTAGCGGTGAGCGTGCTTTCGCGGTTGTCGATTCCGAATTCACTGGCCTCAAAGGAGGTGTCGCCTTGTTCGATAATTGCCCTCATCTTGACGCCGTCGATTTCAATCATCTTGCCTTCAAATGCGATCAGATCGGCAAGAGCAGCTTGATGATCGAGGGTCGCATAGCTCATTTTAGGATGGCTTTGACTTTGGCGGTTAGGGCGGCGTCCAGACCTTCGGCAACGAATGCCGTGAGGTTTTTCCGCTCGTCCTCAATGACCGTCTCTTGGTCCTGCGTTCCGCTGAGCATTTCAACAATGTCAACGATGCGCTGGATGCGATTAACCCGATCCGCAGTCGCACCAGGGGAGGGAAGAGGCGGAACCTCCCCCGGTGCGTCATCGGCTTTCGCTTCTGAATTTACTGCGGGCATGGGGCGGGATTGTTAGCAAACAATCGAGTAGGTGAAGCTGGTCGCGATGTTGGAACCACCACCAGTTTCGACGGCCTGATTGACGGCGACATACTCACCGACATTTTGGCCAAGCTCGAAATCGACGTAGCCAGCGGCGAAACCGGTATCTCCGGTGATGACGTAGGTGGCAGTCGGATCGGTTTCAGCTGCCAGAGCGCCAGTCGCACCACTCTTGAGCGTGAGCGTCAGGAGCTTGGTGGCCACGAGGACGGTGTTGGCAGGCCACGAGGCGCGGAGCTTCATGCCTTCGCGATGCGGTCCAGCGGGGCCGACGTAGATTTCGTCGGTATCGTTGTTCGCATCGGCGGCGGGGAGGGCTTTAGTGACGGTCAAGAGAGCGTCAACCTTGTTTCGGCGATTCACTTTTTGTGACATGGTCGTAGGTAGTTGGGGTTGTCAGTTCAGTTTGAATCAGACCGTCTCAGCGTTGGAGAGGTTGATGGTTTGATAAATCGGAACACCCTGATACTCTTCCGGCATCGGAGCAGGAGCGCCGATGGGCGAGTAGGTGGTGCGGCTGACTTGGAGCTGCTCAATCGAGCGAGGCGTTGCGAAGATCGCGTTGGGATTCATACCCAGTTCGCGAGCTTGGCGGAATGCCTTCGCAAGGAGAAGATCGGTGAGACCCTTGCCGGAATCCGTGCCGATGTTCTTGATGCGGATGGCCGAGTTTTTGTTCGCGAGGCGAGGAGCAACGCGACCCGAGATCCAGTTCTGGAGAACGCGGAGGCTGTTGCCACTTGCATCGTCAGCGGTTTCTTCGGTCCAATCTTCGCCGAAGAGAAGAGTGTTGTCGTTGCCGTAGAGGTGATCGCAGGAGCCTTGGCCGAGTTCCATGATCCAGACCGAAGTCTTGGCGGTGGAGCCGGTAGCATCGACAACGTGAGTCGCGGCGCTGTTGGACTGAGCGAGGAAGCCGGGGCTGGCCTTGGTGTCGGCAGACGCTTGAGTCGTGCCAGCATACCACTGCTGAAATGCGATGTGGCTAAGGACAGCCTTAGTGACGCTGCGAGCTTCGGCGGTCAACACGCGAGCGGGATCCTTGCTGGCATTAAGAACGCCTTGGATGTCCACGTTGATAAACTGCTCGATGATCGAGGTTTGGAAGATGCGCGAGGCGAAAGTTCCCTTCTTCGCGCTCGTTCCTTCGTTCGCATTCCGGTATCCGACGGAGGGATTGCCAGTTTCGATAGAGAGCGTCACGGTGTCGCCGGAAATGGTATCGACCGGGAAGACTGCGATTTCGGGATAAAGCGAGACGACTTCTTCCACGATGGGAGCGCCGATGCCTTCGTCAATGGCGAGCTTGTCCACAAGCGTCACCGATCCGGTCATGGAGCGATGGAAGGGAGTTTGGGCGCCACCGATGTAGTTGCGCGAGAACTCGCGAGACTCAGCGTAGGAAGGGATGACGATGTTCTGGCCGCGTTGACCGAGAGCGCGCTTTGCGTTTTCGGCCCAGGTGGTTTGAAGGTATTGGCGGCTGCCCTTCTTGATAGGCTCGCTGATGACTTCCACGCGACCTGCGGAATAGGCGGGGTTTTCGGTTTTCATAGAATCGAGGAGTTGGCGCTTGTAGTCGTCAATCGAGAGGCCGCTTTCGATGGCCTTGGTGATTTCAGCCTGGTTGCGGCGGAATCCATTACCGCATTCGGTAATTTCGGCAGCACGCTTGCGATCTTCGGCGATTGCGCGAGCCGCTTCTTCCTTCGCGAGTTGGGCGACTTGAAGCTTGTTCAGTTCCCGTTCCACCTCAGCGGCGGCGCGGCCTTCGCTTTTGGTTTCCG